AAAAATGCTTATCTTTAAGTATAATAAAAAATAAGAGATATGAAAAAAGAAATCAAAACACAGTACGGAATCCAAATTGTTAAACCTTGGAGCAAGGAAATGTATGAGCACAATGACATGGTTGCGGCAGCAGTCCGTGTATTAGTAACTCAACAATGGGAGAATGCAATGAATGCATTTGAGGAGAAATTAGAGTCTGATATTGTTGACTATGCATTGTTTGAATTAGAGTGGAGTGATGAAGCAACTCCGGAGCTTAAGCGCATCCAAAGAGCCGTTACTGTTTATAGCTTTGGCTTTGGCTATGACATGGAGCGCGTAGCTGGAATAGTAATGAATGAGATAGAAGATGCTCCATTATACCGTCTCAAAGAGATTGCAGAAGAGTTGGAGTTACCACTCAAAGTAGGGTTTGTTGGCTTTAATTAGCCAGCAAACTTTTCTGTAACTTTTCTTGAAAAAGATTAGGATCGCATTGATTAATTCCTTAAATTTATAGTATAAAAATAAGAGATATGAAAATAACAAAGAAGAATCGTTACATGGTAAAAGTATTTGGAATCCAGGGCCGCACAGTTCATGATGTTGATCTGCAATGGATCGTAACGGAAATTTCAGGCCATCATGCAATCCAATCGGTTAAGGCACAATTGCAATGGTCACGCAAGTTAACTGACTTTGAGATTGCGCAATATTCATTTAGTGCCGATTATTTAGAATCTGCATAAAAACATTTTATGAAACTTTTCTTGAAAAAGATTAGGATCGCATTGATTTTTTACTTATCTTTAAGTATAATAAAAAATAAGAGATATGACAAAAGCAAGAAAAAAAGAATTAGTAAAGATGTTAGAGAAACAATTAGCTGAAGCGCAACAGCAATGGGATGATAAAGGACCAGACGCAGCTGCATATTGTTACGGCTATTTGATTGGCACAGTTAGAGAAGCTATTTACCAATTGGAAAATTAAGAGATATGACGACACAAGAAATCCAGGACACAATTACAAAGATTGACAATCGCATCGAATTCCTTAAGACAGATAAGACAGTCTGGACAATGGCCTGGGAAGGTAGTACATATAACCACGGACCATACCTTCGCAAATTAGAGATCCGGAAGCTAAAAGCGCGCAGAAAAACTTTAGAAAAAAAGTTGCCAAAAAATTAGGATCCTATCAAAAAAATGCTTAAATTTATATAAATTAAAAAATAAGAGATATGACAAGAGACATTGAAGTAGTAGATCGCTTAGCGGCAGTAACAAATCGATTTGATCAGTACACGCTTTGCAACGCAGTACAATCCTTAACCCGACAAGCATTAGCCGATGGCTTTGATGCGGAAGATATCAAAGCAGTATTAGCTTTTATGATGGAAACGGAAGTTGATGTGACAGTGGATGTCTGGGAAACAGAACCAGATTTTGATAGCGCCGGCTTTAGCATTGCGGATCGATTTGAAGACGACGAAGAAGCATCCCATCATTGTGATGATCCCGGGTGTAATTGTTCAATCTAAATTGTGAATAACTTTTTTAAAAAAAGTTGCTAAAAGATTAGGATCGCATTGATTAATTCCTTATCTTTATATTATTAATTAAAAAGAGAGAAAAATGAAAAAATTGTTTGTAGTAGTAGTTAGCGATTGGGGTAATGGCCTTTTGGATAGCCCAAAAATTTTCCATATCCGCGCAGAGAATTCAGCTATAGCATTAGAATGTGCAAAGGACACGTTTATTGAAGATTATTCCTTTGACGAGGAAACAATTGAAGACGACTTTGACTTCTTTGCATATGAGTTGACAGATAATGAAATAATCGAAGCTTAAAAAATAAGAGATATGAAAGTTAAATTTTTAAAAGATTGTTACATTGAAGTATGTATTGGTTTTGATGATGAACAAGAACCAATGATGGAAGAGGAAAAAATAATCAAAGATGAAATTTTCGAAGTAGAATCTCTAGAAGCTTCAGAACTAGATGAGGAGTGGCTGCAAGTCCAATTCGGAGATGGTTCAGTTGGATTTATCGGTAAAGAATTATTTGAAATAATTGAGGAATAAAAAAGTTTAAAAAAAGTTTGCAAAAGATTAGGATCGCATTGAAATAAACCTTAAATTTATATAAATTAAAAAATAAGAGATATGGCTAAAGGCACAAAGAATTCCGGAAAGTTTCAGCAAGATGCAGTAGTAGGTCGTTTTATGGCAGACTCACGCCGTCCGCAAGAGTTGAATGCTATTGTTAAAGCAGCAATGGCGCAAGCAGAGCGCAACGCAAAGTACCGCGCAGAGCAAGAGGCACGTCAAATACCACGATTCGTTAAATGATAGCGCTTGTAGTAGGTATCCTGGGGTTAACGGTAATAATCACAGGATTGGCGAGCATTGTAATCATAATGACAGACCCGGTAGAAAATCCACTCAAAAAAAAGTAAAAAAAGTTCCGGAAAAGGGTAACCCTAGAGCACGAAATCTGGTATAATATAAAAAGAGAAAGAGTTATGGCAAAGAAGATTCACGTAAGTAATGGAGCAATTGTAACCGATGTTACCAGCACCCGTCAGTATGTTAAGGAGTTGAAAAAGACTCAAGGCTTATCCAAAGAGGTAGAGCAATCATTAGCAACCAAGGCGCAAGCAGGAGACATTGCAGCACGCAACCAACTTGTAGAAGCCAATCTTAAATTTGCGATCCAGGTAGCTCGTCAATATCAAGGCATGGGCTTAGAGTTAGAAGACCTCATTGCATTTGCCAACGTTGGACTCTTTGAAGCAGCAGAACGCTTTGATGCATCCAAGAACGTTAAGTTTATTACCTTTGCAGTATGGTATATCAGAGCCGAGTTGCAAAAGGCACTCAATGATTTGTCCCGTGTAGTTAGGATCCCTTCGCATCGTACCAGCACCGAAGCATTCTCAACCAAGAGCATTCACACGCCGATTGGCGATGATGAAAACAAAGAGACGTGGGCAGACCGACACTTAGAAGCTGAGGCATCTCGTAGCGCGAGAGACTACAATGACCTTCGCTTTGATTTGCAACGCGCTTTGAGGCAATTGCCTGAGAAGCAACGCGAAGCATTGACTCGCTTCTATGGTATTGATCGTGAGTATGCACAGTGCATGGAGCAGATTGCCGAAGAACTCAATGTTACCGGAGAGCGTGCACGACAATTGGTTAGAGCAGCTGAGAAGAACATTGCAACACTACCAGGCATTGAATTGCTAGAACAATATCTCTAAAAAAAGTTTAAAAAAGTTTAAAAAAAGTTTAAAAAAGTTGCCAAAAAGGTTGGATCGCATTGATATTATCGGTATCTTTAAGTATAATAAAAAATAAGAGATATGAAAAAAGGAGAAATTTTAGCATTAGCAGTAATCGGAGTTGCATTTGTTGGCGTGACGTTATTAGCATTTGGCAATCCGGTAGGAGTCTTTGTTGTAGGCGGAGCATTAATGAGTGGTCAATTATTGATTAGCTGATATGATACCACAAGGCATGACACCGGAAGAGTTCCTACGGGTAGTGACTCAAGCCACCTTAGCAGTAGAAGCAGTAATCTATTCAGAAATTTATAACTAAGAAGCAATGACAAGAAACCAAATATTCAAAGCGGCCTGCGTATTACGGGCATCGGACTTCTTAAACCTTATCGAGCACAATGGAGTGGACTTCGAGATCTTGATTCGCCATTCTCAGGATTATCCTGCAGATCCTAATGAAGGTATGCTGCATGTAATAGTCGAAGGATACCAGTTCACTGAGTCTTTAACATTCTTTAATGGCGAATTAACCGACTAAAAAAAGTTTAAAAAAGTTTAAAAAAAGTTACCAAAAGATTAGGATCGCATTGAAAAAGTCCTTATCTTTATTATAAGGAAATAAGGGAATAGTCCCACAATTTAAAACCAAAAAAGAGAGTTATGAAAAAAGAAAATTTAATTGCACAGTTAGAAGCAGCAAAGGCGTTGACTTCAGTAGTATCAATCGACAATGTGATTGCATTGATTAATAGCTTAGAGCCAGAAGTGCGTGAAGTGAAGACAGTAGGCATCAATGACGAAAGCTTTGAAAAGATAATGGAAAAGGTTGGCGATGCAATAAGATGCCTCAGATCGGATCGTGTAGTAGACTTTGACTCAGCCCAATTCTGTATCAATTACAATAATTGTGTTGAATTAGAAGATGTTGAGTTTGATTCAGATTACATTGAAAATTCAATCCGCGAAGAATTAGAGACGCTCGTTGAAGTCGAATCTGAGGAGACAGATGACAATGATCCAAGCACAGGCACCTTCCAAAATTAATGTAACATATCTCTCCAAATAGTCCAAAGCCCCAGCAGCAATGTTGGGGCATGCGGACGTGAAAACCAATTTAAAAAAGAGAGATATGAAAAAGTTTAGTCAAGTTTGTGTTTGGCCCGCAACTATCATCGGTAAGTCCAACATTAAAGATTTCGAAAAGTGGGCGAAAGAAGAATTCAGTGTTCGTGTAAAGTATTGTGAAGAAGTGGAAACATTACCTACACCTGGTGAACCAAATACTGGTGGAAGAAATGATGTTTTTTTCAGAGTCCACGAAAACGATATCCCAAAGTTTGCCGTACCTCGTTTACGAATTGGTATTCGTTGGTGGGAGGATGTATTACTTAATGGCGGCGGTGTTCTCTATCCTGAAGATGTTTTGAAAAGATACCCTAAAACTTGGTAACTATGAAAAAGTTTAAACGTTACCAAGCCAACCTCAAGTTAGTAGGCAATCAAGTATTTTCTTATACCACTCATGTAGCAACCATTGAAGGCGCCACATTGCGCATATTAGGCACCTGGAGCAAGACAACCACCAAACATGTTAATTATGTAGCGGCTCAGTTAGGCCTTACAAAGATGTACACCGAGTTCTAAATTGTGAATAACTTTTTCAAAAAAAGTTCACAAAAAGGTTGTTAGATTGAATAAAAATACTTATCTTTAAGTAAATAAAAAAATAAGAGATATGAAAAATGTATTTGAAGCAGTAAGAGTAAAAGGCAAGCTATTGGCGAAGAACACTACCACTGGTGAAATAGCGCCTAAGAATTTAATTCGACACGTTCAATTGTTGAATGCCGAAAAGAATCGCGAAGTATTGTTTGTATCAGCAACGGGCCGAGTAACCCGACTACCAGCAGCAGAAGCAGGAGTTGCACTTACTCCGGCACCGGTAATGAAGTTGTCATTCCTTTCTGTCAAAGAGTCACAATGTCCGGATGAGATGTTTAAGAACATTGAGCGACTCACTAAAATGGTTGGGCGTGGATTGCAACCATCATTGGTTATCACCGGCGGTGCAGGTACCGGCAAGACGCATATTGTAAAGAGCACTTTAGAAGAGATGGGCCTCAAAGAATCCACAGACTTTGTTCACTTCAAAGGTCGTGCTACCGCAGCCGGTCTCTTTGTTACCCTTTATGAGAACAATGACAAGATCATTGTGTTGGATGATTGTGATTCTGTATTCAAAGACGATGATGCTGTGAACATCCTCAAAGCTGCACTTGATTCCTACGACACACGCAAGATCTCTTACATCAGCACCAAGTCACTCAAAGACGAGTTTGGTTGTGAAGTGCCACGTCACTTTGAGTTTTCAGGCCGCGTTGTATTCATTAGCAACATCAGCCAAAGCCGCTTGGATGAAGCAATCCGCTCACGTAGCTTTGTAGCAGATGTTGATTTGACCAACGAGCAAATGTTTGAGCGCATTGAGCAATTGATGGAGAAGATGGAAAGCCGAGTTCCTGCAGCTGCAAAGGCCCAAGCATTGGAATTGATGAAGGAGCTTGATGCTGAGTTTGAAATTGAAATCAACCTCCGTAGCTTCATCAAAGCGGCTCGCATTTGTGCAATGGGCTTTGAAAATCCTAAGATGATGGTAGCAGAGCAAATTTGTAAATTGTAAACATATCTCTCAAATAAAAAGATCCGGCGTCGCAAGGCGTCGGATTCTATTGTAAAAAAAAAAGTAAAAAAAGTTACCAAAAGATTAGGATCATGTTGATATTATTGGTATCTTTATATTATAAATAAAAACAAAGAGATATGAAAACAAATGATTTGAACATTGAAAACATTGACCCAGAATTGCTTCACAAGTCTATGGAAAAGGTTTTACGTAAAAGAAATGCAGAATTATTTATTGATACACTATCTGCAAAACTTACTGATGACCAACGTAAACATTTGATTAAAGTGCTTTGTAATTATGAAAAATTTTTAGATCAACAATAAATTAAAAACGAGGGGTGCGACTCGGTAACGCACACTAATTTAAAACGCTATGAAAACAAAATTAAAAACAACCAAAGAAACAAGTAAAACATTCACGATGACATTTGAATTTAATGACATTGATGAATTGAAAGAATTAAAGGCTTTATCAATTTTACTCGGTAATTTCAATCCAATGCGAAAAGAAATGACCAATGGAAATGCAATTTTAGATATTCTGCAAGAAGAAAAAGAAAATAGTGTATTGAGTAATATTGTTTTAAAAATTTCAAATCAATTAATATAAATAAAAACAAAGAGATATGACATTAACCGTAGAAGCATTAGAGAGAATGGATGGATTGGTTAACGTGGAAACCACAAAGCGCTTGCAAGGTGCAGTAGCATCCATCACAATGGCATTGATAGCAGATGGCTTTGATGATAACGAGATTGAAGAATTCATCGGCCAATTGACTCGTTGGGTTATTGACGATGTAACGGATGACTTATGCTAAAAAAAGTTTACAAAAGATTAGGATAATTGAAATAAAATACTTAAATTTATATAAATTAAAAAGAGAGAGATATGAAAAACATTAATGAAATCATCCAAGACCAATTAGCCGTATTAGACAGAGGCGTCGTAAGAACTCCAGATAAGTTTGAGCACCTGCAGGCATTCGCACGCTCCAATCATGGAAACAGTGACATCCTCCTAATGCAAATGTCAATGCAGTACGGTATGCGTCTAGCATTAGAATACTTGCAACAAGAGTTAGAAGTAGAAGTAGGTAAGTAGTATTAACGAATAATATAAGAGACATGTACGCACGCAAAGACATAGAAAGAATATTCCTTAATCTTAATTCACTCACAGATCGATTAGAAGACCTGCAACAAGACTTAATGCCAGACAGCTTTCATGTAGCCCGACAGGTAGAACATCTTAGAGCCACGCTGCAGCATATAGAAAGAGAGATGGAGTCAGAGATAGCCAAGGTGCAATAGCATATCAAGTATAAGGGGTATCAATGGGGGGTGTAATAGCCCCCCTTTTTTTATGGGGCAGCCCCCCTGATTAGACCCCCATTAGCCCCCCATGTTTTAGGGGGGTGGGGGTGGGTTTCGTTAAGGGGTAAAAGACCCCCTGGTTGCGGAGGGAGGTTATATATGTTTTTCTCGCACGGGTAAAAATTTTGCTATATAGGTGCTCTTTATTTAAATGACGGTGTCATAAAGGGTTCGCCCAACCAATTAGTACCTCATGATATCCTTCAGCCTGGCTCGAAAACACGCCTTCCTGATATTTATATTAAATTACTCTGATTAAAGGATATATCATGAAAAAATTAGAACAAGTACTTGCAGAAAATATGCGACGTTTTAGTACTAAAAATTTACGAGAAGGTGTTCGAATCGGCCTAGTTGGCGTGATTCCAAATGTTGATTATTTTACCAAGAATCCAACCGGGACACTAGTTGTAGATGATATCGGTAGTGTATTGCAGTCAGTAAACAACGAGATGGTTGATGAAGATAACCGCAATAATAAAATGTATAGCGATCAACTCGTACGAGGTGGCGAATACCAATACCAATTTGTTCCGAATGTCAAAACCATGCGCGCACCAGCTGGCGAGCCCGTTGTAAATCTAATGCAAAATGGCAAACCGGTTAATAGTTTTATGCCGATAAAATAATGCCATCAGCATGATCCGTCTACGAGACATATTAACGGAAATCTCTTTGGCGAGCGTAGAACCCTACGCGACCCAATTTGTGTGGCGTCAACCTCACCCGGAAGACGACATATGGGAATCGGATTTTAACGCGGAAACGGCTAGCTCGTCGACGCATCGCATCAAAATGGTGATGCAACGTTGGAGAACCCCTGTACCTGACCATGAGTATGAATATCAATTTGCTTTCATGACGCGTGACCGCAGCGATTCAGGATGGACCACTGCCAGCCATATGACCAACACAGCAGGCGCTGTTTCGGTGCTAGCGCTACTCAAAACAGTTGCGTTAGCTATACGCGATTTTGCCGATCAACGGCCTGATTGTACGGTTATTGACATTACCGGGTCAGATCCCGCAGCACAGAAAGGCGAACAGAAGTCACGCATATATGCTGAATTGTTTCGAGAAAATGGAATGCATACGGAATTTACCATGAAATCCTATGGAGGTAAATTGTATTTAATAAGAATGGGTATACGGGGACGCACCGCAGATGCAACGGGAGTAAGCGATGATTAAATTGAAAACATTGATGATGGAACAACCACAAGGCAACACAATGTCTGAAGGTGGATTATTAGATGTATTAGAACAATACAAATCAATATTCGGTGTCGCAATTCAAAGTGTTGAATCGCTACAATATGATATTGATACCGAAGACATACTTAGAAAAAATGCTATCACATTGCTCAAAGCATACGTTGACTATCTTGATGCAACACGCGAAACATTTAATACCTATGGTGATTCACAAAATTTAGATGACATCATTTTGGATGCAACGGATGGAATAAAAACTTCAATTGATAGCAATTTAGAATATTAATCATGATACAATTAAAACGATTATTAATGGAATCAGACCCAAAGCTGGGTACTGGTAAAAAACCTGCAGGTTCGGGTAGAAGATTGTATACAGACGAGAACCCAAGTGATACGGTATCTGTAAAGTTTAAAACAAAACAAGATATTGTTGACACATTAAACAAAGATAGTTTCAAATCTAAACCCCATAAGAGACAATCACAAATTATTAATTTGATTCATCAGCGAGTTAGAGCCGCATATCAAAATGCAAAAGACCCCGAAACAAAACAAAGGTTAAAACGAGGTCTTGATTATATTGAATCAGTGAAAGAAAAGTCAAAAGAAAAAACTGCAAGATTACAAAAACAAAAACAGAATGAAGCAGAATTGACAGAAAAGTGTTGGACAGGTTACACCAAAAAGGGTATGAAAACAATGTTTGGTAAAAGATATCCTAATTGTGTTAAAAAAACAAAGAAATAAACTTGCAACAAAACATAAAAGTATATGATTATGCGAAAGGTAGAAATTTTGCTACATATCCTTTATGATGAGCAGGCCTGGAAGGACGCTCTATATAGCTTAAGCTGTTACAATGTACTAGTGTTGTACAACGTACTAATATTTATACGTATATGATTCTGCTTAAACAACTTCTTATAGAGGAACTTCGAAACAATGGTATCGCGGCATCCATTGAACCATTTCGTGCTGTAGCGGAATGGGATCCGGCGTTTCGTCGCTTTGTATTTGATGGCGGCACGTATGCTGTATTAAGAACTAGAGTGTTATCTCCTACACTTAAAGCTAAGATGCGTTGGGAATTTGTTAGAGCCGGAGAATCTGCAGATCAACCGATTGAAGTTGTTGAATTGCAGAGTATTCGTAGTCCAGAAAATGCACAAGGTCAAGGTTTAGGACGTAAAGCGCTTAAACAAATTACCAATGTAGCTGATGCTAATAATATGTGGATTATGCTCGAAGCAATACCATATGGACCAAAATCATTGAATTCTTGGCAACTAGTTGAATTTTATAAATCTGCAGGATTTGAAGTAATTTCATATGGTGCTAGGCCCATGATGTTGAGAAAACCAACGCAGAATGATTTTTCTGGCGTAAAAGATACTTTATAGATATTTATAAAATATAACAAGGAATATGATGATTAAATTAAAAAATATTTTATCTGAAGGATATGCATGGGAACGTCAAGAAGGCAAACCGTTGCCAACGCTTAAAGATGTTCAAGAAGCTTATGATGCTAAAGGCGTTAAGGATGCAGTAGACGAAGCCGAAGAAGGTGCTAAACCTGATTATATCGATTTAGATGGCGATGGTAACGAAGAAGAATCAATGAAGGATGCTGCTGCTGATATGCAAAAGAAGGCTGAACAAAATCCGAAAGATGAAAAATCAAAAGAAGATTTGCCTAGCAAAGATTTAGCTATTCATCAGATGAAAGAAGAAGAAACAGAAGAAGAGTCAGATCATGCTGCAGATGATGAATCAGCTAATATGGATGTTTTGAATATGGGTTCGTTAGAAGAGTCTAAGTTCTGGGGACGTGTTAAAGGTAACTTGCATGGACATGACTATATTTTGAGAGAAGCATTTAAAAAATAGTGCAAACCGGTGACAATAAATGAGTGCGTCTTTCGGGCGCACTTTTTTTATGTTCAATATTTATTAATATGAATAGGTTATTTGCTTTCATTAGTGGTACTGTAATATTTTGCATTGCTGGGTTATTTTCGTTATATGAAATTATAAAAAAGGGAATAAATGGCCGCAAAAGCAAAAACAAACACAGTTAGTAGTTATATTCAAAAGCCGAAAGTTAAAAGACCTGGGGTTCATGCAAAAAGCAAAACAAGTAAAAACAAAACAAGTAAAAATTACGTGAAAGCGTATCGAGCACAAGGTAAATAAAATAAAAGGATATGATGTTTGAAAAATTAATTTCTACATTAATGGCTTCTAGAGACCAAGCACACATTTTTCATTGGCAAACGACAGGCCCTGGATCATTTGCAGCACATCTAGCATTGAATGCTTATTATGATGCATTGCCGGATATGATTGATGCATTAGTTGAAACACATCAAGGTAAACATGGAATTTTAAAAGGATATGAGCCAGCTGAACGTTTTGATGAATATTCTAAAGAAACTGCAATTAAATACTTTAAAGCATTGATAACATATGTAGAACGAGTATATAATAAGATACCAAAAGAAGATACTAATATTATTAATCAGCTTGATGCATTTAAAGATCTTATTTATACTACAATATATAAATTGGAGAATTTACAATGATACAAATATTTGATCATACGAATCCTAAACACATACAAATTCTTCGTGAAGAAATCGTTCGTGCAAAAAAATTAATGTCAGAAGCATATTCAGCTGATCGTTTATGGGGTAACATGTTACCAGATGAACGCAAAGGTGCATTATATATTGCTAAAGTAGAAAATCCTGATGAATACTTAGATGCAGCTTGGGATGATATACCAGCTGACATTCAAGACTTGATTGATTTATCAGATTACGAACGAGCAACAGAAAATAATACCGGCCGTAGTTTATATCGTGGAACTAAATATGCAATGACCCAAGACCCCGCAGCAAATCGTTTTGTAATGGCATTTTTAAAGCGTTTAAATAAAGCTGCAATTGAAGAATTAACAGTTAAAGAGATGTCTGATTTAAATGTTAATCTTTGGAAATTCGTTAAACGCAATGAACCAAAGATTGATTATGATCCGTCTAAATCTGGATTAGATGCCGATTCTTACAAGGCAGGTCAGGGTCGTGGCAACTGGCAAGGAGATTAGAATGGAATCAGGGAGATGCACGTTTTATTCATATAATTGATACTGATAAAAATGGTATCGAAACTACTAGATTTTTAAACATATCATGTATACAACAGATATATCAACGAGGAAATGATATATACATTGAAATGACTGATTATACAGAAATGTGTGTAAAAAATACTAATATCAACGTATTTATGGATCGTTTTATATGATCTAAATATTTATAATAAATTAAAAAAAGGTTTTTATGACATCACAACAATTATTTGAAACGATGAAAGAACATTGGTTATCTTTCGAAGAAAATCATGTACGCTTTACAGAAAAAGGAACAAAAGCTGCTGGCGTTAGAGCACGTAAATCAATTAACGAATTAAAAAAATTATCAAGCAAATATCGTTCAACACAATTAGCAGAATCTAAAACAAAATGAAATCACTGATGGAACAGGTTTTAACGCCAATTCTTCAACAACTCATTAATGAGCAAGATGATGCAACGGCTGCAGCTCCAGCACCTGCTGGGCCTGCAGGACCTGGTCCAGATGTAGAAACTAATAATGCTCCGGCAGATTCTAAAAGTTCTCCATTTACGCCTGCAGAAAAAAAATTCTTAGGTAAATTTGATGCATTTGGAAGCAGACAATTGGGAGTTATTTATTCTATTTCTGATATTGGTATACGAGAATTTATTGCACGATCAGGAAAAGATTTAAATTTAAATTCTAATATATTGCTTTCATTATTAAAAAATGGTATAATTAAAATTGTTCCTTACACAGGTTGGGGTAGAAATGATGATTATACCATTGAATTGCAATTATCATTAGATGATATTGCTGGTTTAGGCGATGAAGATCGCAAAAAAATAGAAAAGGGTGCCGCACAAACCGATGCCGGTGCCGGCGTTCAGGTTGCTAGTTTTATGAAATATGGAGACATATTAACAGAATCTGTAAATATTGCAAAAAATTTGCTACAAAATGGACTAAATGAAGCTAAAAAGTCAGATGTAAAAATTTACGTTGAAAAATCTAGATTACTTAAGCGCTTTCCTAAAGAATTTATTTACCATTTACGCAAAATTGTTAGTACAATGGATAAAAAAACCAAAAATAACATGGAAAAAGAGCGTTTAGTTGCAGATATACTAGATAATTTACAAGTTAATTTAAAATTAACACCAAAAGACATCAAACAATCATACGAATTTCATAGAAATCAAAAACGTTTACAAAAAACACTTGATAAGATTAAATAATCTTTTGAAAATGATGTTTTTTTACTTATTATATTGATATAAAAATAAAAAATATAAAAAATGAGTTATTACATTGCAAAAGTCCAATTAACGGACACCGTGGATACCCCAAAAGGTCCAAAAGAAAAAAAAGTTACCGAAACTTATTTAGTTGAAGCTCTTTCGGTTACTGAAGCAGAAGCAAAAGTAGTAAAAGATTTCCAAGGTTATACCATGGACTTTGAAGTTAAATCAGTTTCAGTAAGTAAAATCATCAAAATTATTGAATAATGTATAAACCCGGAGATGAAGTAATCGTCGTTCAAGACAATGTTAATAGAGTTGGTGTGATCTTAGATAAACATGTAATTAGTAAACAAGTTGTCTATGACGTATTATTAGAAAATCGTTCTGCGATAATCTATGTTCCAACAACGCAATCCGCAAAAACAAGAATTAATAAGTATTTAACGAGTCTTTTATGTGAAACTGGAGTTATTAAATCTACAATTCCATATAAAGAAATGTTAGCAAATGAAGAACTTCCAATTTGTCATGCATAATGGATAAACAAGAATTACAAAATCAAATTCTAAATAATCTTCAAAACGTTGATGAACAATATCAACATTGGGATTCATTAGATTCTACCGAACCAGATTATATGATGTATAGTCCTAGAGCAGTAGGTTATAATACAACTGCAGAACAGCGATATCTAATGCAAAACTTATTAGTTGGGTATGGTGGCGGCTCTTTATTAGATGTAGGTTGTGGTCGATGTGATTTATATGACGTAGCTCGCGAAATAGCTGCGTTAAATAATGATATCGTATTATATAGTGCCATAGACCACAATCCCATAATGACTACATTAGGCGAACAAAAATGGGGCTTAGATTCAATTAACGTAGGTGCATTTGAAACTGCTAAATTTAATCCACATGAATGGGTTGTTGCGTCTGGAATATTTACTGAGCGACGTTGTGAAACAGAAGATGCAGATTTACAAAAATTATTTGAAGATATTGATATTCTGTATAACACTGCAACTAGTGTAGTATCATTTAATCTACTTTCTCCAATTAATACTACACATCATGAAGGATTTTTTTATATACACCCAGGCTTGATGCTAGATATGTTAATTGAAAAATATCAAAACGTTGTGTTGCGACACAATTATTCACCAGACGTATATACGATATTAATTTATAAATTTTAAAAAACAATGTTAAAAAGTATTAATCAACCTTGGGCAATTTCTAAAAAATATGCAAATCGATATGGCCAAACGTGGACTAATTTAGATTTTGTATTTGAAGATAAAATTTCAGCAGATAATTTTAAAACAGATCCGATGAATTGTACCATTGGCACTTTGCATGTATCAGGACAAAAAATTGTAATGCGTTATAAAGATTTAATTTCATATACAAAACAAATTGATACATTTACAAATAATATGTATGCATCAAAACCATCTAAAACAGATGTATTTTCTTTAGATATTAAAGGACGTAACATGATGTTAGCAAAACACGAAGTTGCAAAATTAAATGAAACTTTGTCAGATGCATTGAATGTTTGTATGAGAAATTACGAATTGGGTTTATATTTATAATAAATGAAACAAGAGATTTACATTTACTATTCTAAAGCTGATACTAAGTGTGAATGTCTTGGACGTGTAATGGCAACGAGTTTGGACGAAGCACGCGAATTGATTTCTGAAAAAAAGGCATTAGATGCTAATATTATTTCTGAATTATTTGTAATTAAAAAACTCAAAGATCATGAAAACAATATTCAACTTGATATCAATTGACAAAGTTCAATACAATTATTTTACGCAATTAGAACCTGCAGATAAATTATTCTATTTATTCGATGTATACGAAATACATACTGTGAATAAAACAAAAGCTATTGATTTAACTGAATTTTTTTCTGGTGTACATGATTCAATTGAATCTGAAATAAATGTATCACGAGATGTTTTTCCAGACAATGTAGATCGTGTCGATGTAATGATTGATGATCAAAACATCATGATTGAATCTAATAAATTAGGAGCAATTCGTCATATAGTAAATAAATTCATGGAATCTGGTTATTTGTTATCACGTGATGCTAACATGGAAAAAATGTTTAAAAAAGATAAAATCACTCGTTATATGAGAATTTTTAAAATAATTAGTCGCAGTTCTATAATTTGTCTCAACTAATGGCAAAAAAACAAAACGTTCCAGAAACAATTCAAAAACAATTTGATAAACCTCAATTTAAAATAGGAGATCCTGTATTCTTCATATGGTTGGGTTCTAAAAAATATGGTTATGTTACAGCATTTAAAACAACTAATTGGGGTATTCAATATACGGTTGAAGAAGACGATACGCGCTATCCTTGTGGCATTGAAGTTAAAACGCATCGAACAACGTATACAACGGGATACATCCGTTACGACGAAACAAGAGCTATTGGACGAGATGAGCTCATTACACGCATCCAAACCGGACACTCAAGCACTTATTCAGAGCTTTTTATCGACACCCGAAGGTCAACGTTACAAAGCAGAAGCGAGCCTGCAAATAGCAAACGTGTATCTACAAAAAATACTAAAAGAGTTAAATCGACAAGATCTAACATTAAGGGAAAAGATGTTGTTCAATCTAGCTCTAATGGAAATTCTACGGGAACTAGAAAAAAACGAGAAAATAATGAACTCGATGCAGCAATACAACGACAACGAGATTTTCTAAATGGTTTTATTAAAGAGTCCTAGCATTTAACCAATTATAATAAGCTACATCATAATCTAGTTCTGTATAATTTTTTAGGCCCATTCGTTTCATACTGATTCCCCATTGTTCATATGATGGAAATTCATTAAGATTATCATAATATCGATATGATTTGTTACCTGATTTAGTTTTTACCATCCAATCGCGCCAACGTTTAACACCAGGATATGAGTCAAATAACGATTCCAAAGATTCCGTACCACCGGTTCTAGAACCTGTAATTTGGGGTGAATTTAAAATATTCATAATAGCTTTTTCACTAACTTCAGGCACTCTGCCACGCGTTGTTGGCCAAATTTTTATAAATTCATTGCCAATCTTTTTTAATACAATGGCATCATTTGCACCAATACCTTTACCCATTAAACTTTGCAATTTCAACCATCGGTCCATATTCCAAGATTTAAAATTAGGAGTTTTAATACTGAAACCGGCTCTTTGAATAATATAAGCGAGAGTGGAAGGGGGCCAAATATTATTTGGATCAATGCCCTGGGGCGATTTTTCTTTGTCTAACTTCTTTTTGTTGTCTAACTTCTTCTTGTTGTTTAGTTTCGAGTTGCTTAATAATTTATCTTCAATAGCTTGAAGCCGCGGACCTAATGTTTTTGTAAATTCTGGGTCATCAATCATTTTGATTATTTTTTGTACATTGCCTACTTTTAATGCATTAACATCGCGGCGTCTCATTGCATCCAGTACTAAATTAAATTTAACTCTATTAATATCTGATTTATTTAACTTAATCAACACTGCATATAACTCATTATATTCTTGTTGTGATATACGATTTTTTTGCTTTTCCGTTTTTAATAATTGCAAGATTTTATCTTTAGACATATTCCAGAATGATTCTTCTCGTAGTAAATATGAAAAATTGGGTCTAGCTAAACCAGTTAAATTTCTAATAGAATAAACTCCGGCTAAAACTGGTTGTTTTTGGGCTGCAGCTGCTCTTGATTTGAAAAAGCTTTTTAACGCTTCCCATCCTGAGCTAAATCCGCCCATTTTATAAGCTGCATAAGCCGCTACTCCACTTAACATCACATAAAACCATGGATTGCTTAACAAATTTTCGTCTTTTACTTTAACACCACCTTCATCTTCTACATTTGTAAATTGTTGTGCTAATTTTGGATATTGTTTTTCAACTAAACTCCAGTCTACTCTAGATTTATAAACTTTTAAAACGTCAGCTGGTGCACCGATTTTTATCAACTGTCGTAGTATCGGTACCCATACATTTAGCTCATCTGAATCAATATAAGTACTAATATATTTGCTAAGATTTTGTTTTGTATTCACATTAACTATTTTATTTACTTGCCGAAAAGTTTCCATATTAGGTATAGTTTTAAATGCAGCAACTAATTTTTTTGTATCATCTCTAGAAAAAGTACCTCTACCTTTAGTATTGTAAATAGTTTGTGCTATTTTAAATGCTTGTTTTGTATCTAATTTATTACTAGTATCTTCCGGCTTCGGCTTATTATCATCTTCCGGTTTCGGCTTCGGCTTCGGCTTTAACACCATTTGTTCAACTAATGCTAATCGTATTGATTCTTCTAGAATAATATTTGATATTGTTTTCATAATTATGAATATTCTATTTAAGTTTTATATTTTGTATATCTGAAAGTTTAACCCATGCTCTATTAATTTCATCAACTCCAGTCATTACAGCCGGTATAGTTATGTATGCATATTCATCTTGTATTTTATCTACAATAAATAAAACAGGACCGTTAGTATTAGAATCAGTTTCAATAGTTCTTGTTCCAGCTTTTTCCCATAATGGTTCCATACCCGGATTATAAGTAAATATTGTAATTTGCTGTCCTGGTTTCTTTTTAAATGAATAAAAACGTCCTTCATATTGTTTAGATAATGACTCTACATCACGAAACCATTGTTCTTTCTGTTGTTGAGACATTTTATACTCAATCCATTGTTGCCACCAAGATAATGCTACTGGTAATCCTTCTGTAAATAATTTAGCTATCCAAGCTGCTTGAGCTCCAGCAGCTACCGGAACTACCCATTCTGAATTGATTCCTAAGCGTCGAGCTAAATCTAGTACAGCTGTTTTAGGAGCTCGAATAAATTCACGCAATACTTTTGCTATCATACGTAAGCCATCAAATATCGGTTTAATTTCTTGAATATAATATTCAGCCGATGTTGATTTAAATGCTTGTAATGCATTAGCTGCCCAACTCTTAATAGGATCTGGTGTAGAATTTTTTAATCGTGTTAGAATATTTTTTATCATACTCAATGATTTTGCAATTCCACTTCTAATAATACCTTGAAGATTATCTATTACTTTTGCACCGCCGATTAGCAGATTACCTAGTTTAGTTTTAGAAAATGCTTCAACAATTTGAAATAAATTACTAAACATCTTTTGTGATATTTTCACAAGAATACCGCCAGATTTGATCCATTTAATAAATGAATTAAATCGTTGCGCAATTGGCCTTAATAGTTTACCAGCTCCAGCACCTACGAACACTCCTAAAGAATCAACAAATAATTCAAACCATGCATCATCTTGACCATCAGCAATTCTTGTCACATCATCAATTGCTAATATTCCAAATAATACGGCTACTGGTATCTTTGTCCACATACTTGGCATCACTGATGCTGCAGTTGTTATTCCTATACCTGCTGGAGAATATAACATTGAGCGCAAACCGCCCGGGGCATTTATAAATGATGTCCACGTATTATGAGTCAAATAGTATTCTGTACTAACAAATGGTTTCAAAAATATATCAGATGCAGTTACACCTGTTTTTGATTGTTGATCAAATTCATCTCGTTGTGCAATATCTTTATACATTGCAGGATCTTGAATCATTTTATGTATTTGGTTTATAGATCTACCTGGCAAATCACCATAACGCATTTCATCATAATTTGATCCTTTGCCGGCTAATGTTGATAATGCAGTTTTTAACATATCATATGAAACTAGTTTTTTAACAGTCCAATCATAATGTGATGCTGGCAATACGTCATATAAATGAATAGCAGCTTGTATTCTATCACTATCACTTAAAAAGCTTTTTAAATATGCTGCAATGCCCGGACCATCTGTTAATTTTTTTAATTCGGAAAATACTTGTTGATATTGTTTGATATTTTTAATTTGACGAATTGCGTCTAGAGCCGATGCTTCGTCATCTATTATACCTTTTGCATCATAAATTTGTTGTGCAATGCGTTGAGCATTAAACTTTGCCGTAGGCGCTTGTCGAATCACAGCACCACGTTGTTCAGCTATTATTGCTTCAAATTCTTCTTGTATGATTTGTTCTAACGTTAGTGATGCATTCATATAAATAAATATTAAGTAAGAAAGTTTAGGATATGATTGGATTCTTGTTTTTTATTTCTTATATTAATAATATAAACCACTTAAAAATAAGAGACATGAAAAATTTATTTCTTTCCGTAGTAGTATTTATTTCTGCTAATGCATTTGCTCAACGAAATGCACAAGATAGTTTGAATCTTTTAAAAGTTCAAGAATTAAATGCTGTAATCAATCAAAAACTTTCCGGTTCTGTATCTGAACAAGATGTTTTAGATTTCGTAACATATATGTGGAATTCTAAAGACACATCTGGATTGCAATATATTTCTATGATTAATCCTGATCTAACTGAAATGAATGCAGATCCGAATCAATTAGTTGATTTGAATTATATTTGTCAAGCATTTACTCAATTAAAAAATAAAAATAATGTACGTGTTGAATATATAGGCAAAGATGATTATTCAAAAAGTTATAGTAAATCATATGAAGTAAATAGTGATTATATGGTATATTATAAAGTTTATTTTACTAATTCAACTAGTTTTGGGCCAAATACACCGAATTACTTTGATATTCGAATCGATTGTATTAATGGTAAGTTTACATTAATGTTTGGAATTTTAGCTAAAATATAAGATAGTAAAAAGGGGAGATAATTCTCCCCTTTTTTTTATGAAGTTATTATTTTATTTTAATTTAGCTACTGCTGCGTTATATGCACTTTGTACATCTGGTAAGATTTCTCTAGAATTTAAACCTGCAACTTCTTCAGGTTGCGTTTTGATTAAATCATTCATTAATCCTTGAATTTTAGTAACTTTGTCGCCGGTTAAAGAAACAAGAATTTCGTTTGGTCCAAATGTAAATCTTCTATAAAGTTCTTTATTTGTTTCTGGATCATATACAACAGATAATCTAGCAAACTTATAAGGAATTAATACTCCTGTTGATAATCTAACGTCTTTAGCAGTCAATTGAACATCAACACTTTTTCGAACTCCTGATTCTGCTGTATTTAATGTTTGTGTAATTTTTGGATCTAAAGATACATTACTTCCGGTTTGTTTATTAATTGATGCAATAACATCATTTATTGCTGTTAAAGGTTTTTTAGGCGCTAAAATACTTCCACCTGAATTTACAATCCATTCCTCTGAAAAATCTTTACCAGAACCATATGCAGTATCTAACTTATATGTAGTATTATTAAATAAACGCAATTTGAATAAATTTAATTTGTTCATGACATCTGGATAGTTTATAGTAATATCTAATGGAACACCTGCTTTTCCATTTGTTAATGGCAACAATGCTTTAACTGATCCAACAGCTTTACCGGCTGATGTCTTAACATTAAACATTTGTTCAACTTTTTGGGCTGGTGTTTTTGTCTTTGGTTCTTCTAATTGCTCTTGCAATTTGCGTAAATCTGATTCAGATAAATTTTTAACTCCGAAGCGAAGCATGTTTTCTGCTAATGTATGTTTCATTGGTTCCTTTAAGGTTTTTAAACTTTTTTATATAAATATTAGGATTTTAGAAAAAAAATACTTATATTAATAGTATAAAAATAAGAGACATGAAAAAGTTAATTGTATTCATACTACCATTCATTGTATCCGCACAGGTTGATAATTATCAAACTTTTGATTCAATTGAATATTATTTCATTGAATTTTTAAATGACTATCGAAAAATAGAATATTCAAAAATTCCATCATTAATAAAAGGTAGTGAAATTAGCAATGCTGCATTACATCATACAAAATATTTAGTAAATATGGAATCAGCTGATGGATTAAAACGATTAATTGGCCATGAAGAAACGCCAGCTGCATTAGGATTACAATACAAAGGTAATGATACTTTATTATACTTGTTTAGTGATCGTAGAACGTATTACGACTCAGCTGATATTTTTAGTATATATGGAGAAGTTGTTCAAATGCACGGGGCATATGAAAGAACAGTTACTATAGTTGGTCAAAAAGAAATAGCTCGACAAATTTTACAATCTTTTTTAAATAGTAAACTTCATAAAGAAATTTTAGATATATGGGAATATACTCATATTGGTATTAGTATTATTCAATCTAAAAAATCTAATGCTTTTTATATATGCATACTCCCAGGTGTTTTAAATTCATCTAAATATTTACATACAAATACATTTTTTCCATATTATTATGGTAATAAGTTAGAAGATATCCAGTAAAAAAGCGGGCTTAAAACCCGCTTTCTTTATAAATTATTTATATTAATATCCGCCGGAAGCACCTTTTCGAACATTTTGATTAGTACGACGATTTTGCCAATCATCGCCGCCAACTTTTAGCGAATTTGGTCTACTTGTTAATTTTACGGTATCGCTATCTGTTGTTAATACCATTCCTAAATTTTGTAAAGATGTTTTAATTGGTCTAGCTTTAACAAGTTGTGCTTTATCCTTGCCGCCTACTATTAAACCCATTGTCAAAGATCTTTCTGTTTCGCGTTTTCCTATATAACGTAAACGTATTCCAAATTGACGAAATGATGCAGATCGACTATATGATCCTGGTTGGTCTTTTTGATATTCAATTTGACCAGATATTGATAATTCCAATTGACCATATTGTCCTGGATTTGGGTGTGTTGATTTATTTTTTTTAGGATTTTCATCAATAACGCCATCGGTATCTGTAATGCGTACGTCGTTAGTAAAGGTTGTTTGAGATAAATCTAACCAACTAACTTTTTGTAATTGCAATCGGATTGCTTCTTGCAATGATGTATTTCTGTCTTTAGCTAATTTTTTATTTTTACCAGATCCCCCAGTGTTATCAATTGAATCATATGATTTTACTGGTTTTCCATCATTCGAATGTGAAAAATCTGTTACGCCGGCATAAAAATTACTAGCTGAAGAAATTGTGTTCATTGTATTAACTTTTAATACACCCCCAGCGTCAACAATATCGCGGCCACTTTTTGTAATAACTTGTTTGCCTTCAGTTACTGAAAACATGTTATTTAAAATTTGATTTTCAATAGATTTTGCCATATTTGCTGCTTCGGTTGCAACAACGTCTAACTTATTAACTGAAAATACTTTTGTATTTTTTGGAATTGATAATGTAACTGGTTTAATAACAGCAACAGTTTGTGATGCTCTTAATGTTTTTTGTCCTAAACCTTTTTCTATATTTACTAAGATAGTGCTTAATGGCTCTTTTTGTCTAGTAATAAACTCTAAATCATTTTCATATATTCTAATACTATTAGCAACATTATCAGAAATAGTGCCAGCAGTTGAGTTTGCAGTGTTTAACTCATTTAATGAAATTGATATAATACTAGCAGCTTCTTTTAATTGTTGATCAGATAATTCTTTAGTTGATTGTAATTTAATTTTTAAAATATCATCATCGGATAATTCATATGCTTCGAACGCCCATCGTTGTGATTTTCTAAAGAATTTTTTTAAATCTCGTTTTTGAGATTGACTTAATTTTTTGATAACATCTGAATTTAAAATAGTTAATAATGCATCATAATATCCAGTAGCTAATTGATTTTTAATATCAATTGATAATTTTTTATAATCATCAGAATCAGCTAAATCAGAGTTCATTTTATTTAACATATCAGTTGATGTTACTAAATCTATGTCTTTCTCTTTTGTTACAGTATAAGTAGCTCCGCCAATTGCGCCTCCTTTTTGTACTCCTCGCACACGATTTCGACGAGGCTCTGTTTGAAATCCGATACTTTTAGATTTAGTTACAGTTGCAGGATCTTCTTCTTGTTCACTCAAATTATTAATAATTTTTTTATCAGATTCAGATAAATTTTTTGAACCAAAACGAAGCATATTTTCTGCAAGTATTTGTTCTAATTTTTTCATATAGTTAACTTTAAGGAATATTCTTTGTTATAAATATGTTAACTACATAAAACTAATGCATTTTGAATCTTGCAAAAAATTCCTTATAATATAAAAAAATCCTATGATACGTTATGGTTATGCTTGTATCAACATGGAGTTATCGGCTCAAGGTATTCGTACCGGACGCACCATGATTGATCGCAAATTTAAATTAGGCGGATTGCAGCTTGCATCTGACATTGCTCTTGCCAATGCCCGCGACTTGTTGACTATTCTGCAATGGAATGAGGCACATGGTATTCGCTTGTTTCGTTTAGGCTCTGAGCTCTTCCCTCGTTGGAATCATTACGAGCTTGCAGATTTGCCTGACATTGCGCTTATTGCACAACATCTACGTGCAGCGGGCGATTATGCTCGTGCACATGGTCATCGCATTACAACGCACCCTGGTCCGTTTCACATCTTAGGTAGTCCTGATGCCGTAGTTGTTGACAATTCTCTTATTGGTCTTGAACGACATTCTGAGCTCTTTGATCTTATGGGCTTTGCTCCTAGCTTTGAGAACAAGATCAATATTCACGTTGGTTCTACTTATGGTGACAAGCCCGGCACTATTTATCGTTGGTTGCATAACTATGATCGTTTATCAGATTCCGTTAAAGCTCGTTTAGTTATTGAAAATGATGATAAGGCTTCTATGTATTCAGTTCGTGAATTGTATTCCATGTTGCACGCCGAGATTGGTATTCCTATTACATTTGACTATTGGCATCACACTTTCAATACTGGTGACTTATCCGAACAAGAAGCATTCTTTATGGCTCGCGAGACATGGCAACGTTATGGCATCACTCAATGTACTCATTACAGCGAGTCTCGTCGCCGCGAGGCACAGGTTCTTATCGAGCGTATGTTTGCACATCACAACATCGATATGGCAGATTTGCCGAAATGGCCTACCTTCCACAAACAATACAAGGAGTTTACCAAGATCAAGGAACAAGCTCACGCTGACTATATTTTATCTACTCCTAATACATATGGTGTTGCAGATCTTGACGTCATGGTTGAGGCTAAGGCAAAAGAACAAGCATTATCTAATATAAAGTTAGAATGTTGTCAAAAACCATCATTAATTTTATCGTAATATATTTATTATATATAATATTAATATAAATTAATAAAGGTTATTATGAAAGCATATTACAAATACAAAAACAAAGTTACTGACGATTTAGAAGATGCATATGAAATTATCAAAATGGCTGGACGTGTAATTACTGAAGGTAAAGCTGATAAAGATTCAATATTGGATAATTTAGCACGTGCAATGAAAAAATTAGAATCTGCAAAATACTACATCGACCGAGAATAAATCTTTTTTAAATGAGACACAAATCAACTCCGCCCCTAAAAGGGTTTAAAAAACTACAATGTAAATATTGTGATACTATTTGTCAACGTGTAGATGAAAAGGCTACTGCCGTTACATGTTGGGAATGCACATCAAAGTTAGTTGCAGGTAAACATTTGGAAGTACGCAAATAATTTCTTAATATAGATTTATGTTAGAAGCAGAAAAAATTAAATCAAATTGGGAAGCATACCGCAAAGCGGTAAATGATTATTTTCCAACACGTAAAGATTCATTGAATCGAATGTATGATGCATTTGAAGATCGAATGGCACTGATGCCGGCGTCTTCAATGGCTCATTTTCATAATGCATTTGCCGGAGGATACGTGGATCATGTACTTCGTGTTATTGCATGTACTGAGAAACTTTATGAATCTTGGTCTGAAATGGGTGCAGATATGTCTGGATATACTTTAGAAGAACTTCGTTTTGCTGCAATGCATCATGATTTAGGTAAAGTAGGATTTCCAGGAGATGGTAATGAAGTTTATCAAATTGAAACATCTGATTGGCATCGCAAGAATCAAAACAAGATGTATAAACACAATGAAAATATTCCATTCACTATGGTACCAGATTTATCAATTTGGTTGCTACAAGAATATGATGTTAAAATGTCATGGACTGAATATCAAGCAATCAAGATTCATGATGGCATGTACGACGATGCAAATAAACCGTATTTTGTATCTCGTTCAGCACAAGCTAAATTAAAAACAAATTTACCGATTCTTTTACATCATGGTGATCATATGGCAGCTCAGATTGAGTTTGAGCGTTGGAGAAATAAAGATCAATCAACGCCAAAACCTGTTGCAGAAAAAAGTAAATTTACAAAAAGTAACGGTTTGAAAAACTTAGCTGAAAATAATCCAGATGTTGAAAAAACATTAACGGATATTTTTAGTGCATTCAATCAGGATTAATATGATAGCTGGTTTATTAATAGTAATATTGTTATTATCAACAACGTATCTTATATTTCGAGTTTGGTATTTAGCTGGAGCATTAGCTGATGCACAAGAATATATTGAAGATTTAGAATCAACTAATCAATACATGTTTGAACGCATTGCACAGTCTCATGAAGCAATGCAACAAATTGATAGATTAGGAGCATTTGCGTCAGAAGATGAAGCAGGGACTACATTTCAACTCTTAAAGCAAGTAGTTGAAGAATTAAATGAAGAATTTGAAAATGGCGCGCAAGAAAAAAAGTAACGTTTATTTTACAAAGATTACAGATATAGCAATATCTGCATATAATAAATCAGAAGATAATCTAGCACTGCGTGAAAAAATATATAGACGATTTATCTATCCAGCATTCATGAAACTTGCTGAAAATATCATAAATAAAGTCAAACCAGATTATATTGATTCTTCATTTCAAGACTTACAAACTGATTTAGTTACATATCTAACAGCTCGTTTAGATAAATTTAATGCTGCAGCTGGCAAAGCATATTCTTATTATACTAGAACATCATTTAATTATTTAATTGCAGAAAATCAAAAAGGATATGCTAAAGTAAAATCAGATGCTTTAGAAATTGATGTTGACGAACAACGCAATATTATTACTGAAATGCATAACGAGGATATGTTAGAAACATTGCGTTATTTTATGGATGCGTATATTGATTATTGTTATGATAATTTAAATTATATTTTTACAAGTCCAACGGATATTCATGTAGCCGACTCAATACTTCATATTTTTGAAACTAGACAAAACATTGAAAATTTTAATAAAAAAGCTCTTTATATTTTTATTAGAGAACGTACTGGTTTAGAAACTACTAACATAACTAAGGTTATCAAGGTATTAAAACAAATCTATGAAGAAAAATTCTTGGAGTACGAACAAACAGAATTCATAAAATTGCCGTTTTAATATTTATTATTAAAGGATTTACGTTATGGACAAATCTGATGAATTATTTAAAGGAACAACCTTTTCAGACTTAATGTCTGATGTATATCACAATTCAAAAAAGAAAGACAGACAAATAAATCAATTGATTGCACAATTGCAGCCATTGATAAAAAATGCGTCTGATGCAACAATCATTGTACCTTTAATTAAAGAATATCTAGATGTTGCAGTTAAAAATGATGATCATCTAGTTAAATTAACTGCAATTGTACAAAGATATATTTCAACCAAACAAACAATTTCTGGCGTTGATAGTTTATTAAGTGATGAAGAAAAGCAACAATTATTACGAGTTGCTGAACAAACATTGTCTGCAGAATTGACGGATGAATTAGATATCATTACATATGAAAGTGATATGCTAAATCAACGCATCGAAACAGCAAAACGAAAGTTGGAAAAGGATGTTAATGAATCAAATTGAATGGGATGTTGCTGAAGTATTAGATTATGAAAGAACATATCAATATGTTACAACTCCTACTGAAAATTCTAATTTATCAGAATTATTTGCAATTCGAGTAAGATCTTGTAGTCAATTATACAATCAAAAAATTTATATTGTTAAGCCTGGTAATATTAGCATAAAAAAAATACCATTGGTTGGTGAATTTGTTTTAATTTATAAATCATTTAATCAACAAACGACTGATAAAATTTGGAGAGAAACGTGGTATTATCATTCAACTATTGATATACAATCATCTATCAATGAAAATATGATTCCAGGTATTTCTGGCCAGCGTACAGCAGAAGAAATAAATGCAATAAAACCAGGAAATACTTTTTCAAGAAAATCTATTTCTCCAATTCAACCATATGAGGGTGATATTTTAATTGAAGGGCGAAATGGAAACAGTATACGATTTAGTAGTACATTAAATATAAATTATCCAAGTACTTACTATTATAGATTTCCATCGTGGACCGGTTCAGATAACAATATTGGCGATCCGATTATTATATTATCGAATCGAACTATCAATAAAAATAAAAAAGAATTTGTTGTAGAAAGTGCAGAACAAGATGCATCATCATTATATTTAACTAGTACACAAGAATTGAATGATCTACAACTTACAAAGCCATTAACAATACATAATTCATTTAATGGTTCGCAATTTGCAGGAATAGCAGACCGAATCATACTTCGAGCTAAACGTGATTTAGCTGTTATCGATTCTGAAAAAGGTATCATATTAAATACTCCTAATAATATCTTGATTGGTGGTGAAAAAGCAAGTCAACCATTAGTTCATGGAGATGTATTGGTAGATATATTGAGTAAAATATTAGATCAATTACAATTTGTTCCCATACAATGTGGAGAATTAACCGGCGGATTTCTATCAAAAACTCAATTAAAATCTGCTCGACAAAAATTAAATGATTTAGTAAGTTCAAAATATCGGATGGAATTCAATCCTAGAAAATAAAAGTAAACCATGGCAATAATACCACCATTAGATGAAATACCTAAATTAGCTGGTAAATTAACTAATCAACTAGTTGAATTAGGTTTAAAGGAAACTGACAAGTTAATTGATAAATCATTACAGACAGTACAAGATACAATTCAACTTCCAGAAAATTGTAATTGCAATGATCCTAGAATTAAAAAACTTAAACAAGATCTAGAAGAAATTCAACGATTGATTGGAAGAGTACAACAAACTATACCAAAAGTACAACAAGTAGTTAATGTAACAAAAGGTGTAGTTAATATCGCTAATAGTATAAAGACTGCAATTACAGTTGCACAGTTATCAAATCCAATAACTGCACCATTGTTTATTGCACAACAATTGCAAGCTATTCAAGATGCAACTATTACTAATGCATTGACATGTATCAATCAATTGGCAGAATATCCTGCGACATTAATTAATAAATTACCACCGGTGATTATGCCACCGATTCAAGAAGCATTACAAAAATTAAGTAGTTCATGTAACGGCGATGTGCCTGATATTAAAATGTTATCAACAACAGACACAGAAGTCAATAACATAAATACATATAATGATTTATACTCATCAGAATTTTATCGAGACATCAATGTATCAGAACAAGATTTACTTGATAGGGCTACTACAATTCAAACTTTAATTTCGCGTCAATTAGATGTGTTATCTAATTTACAAGAAGCTCCCAGTGCAGTATTTCAGCAAGAAGGAATACCAACTTCAGATATCGGTAAATTAGGCGATTATTATATTGATACGCAAAACTTAATATTCTACGGGCCAAAATTATCAGATACAGAATGGCCCCCAGGCATAAAATACTAATCTACATATTTATTATTAAAGTATTATCATGGATACAAAAACATTAGTAAAAGCACTTAAAACGGCCGTACGTGAGGTTGTAAAAGAAGAATTAACTGAAATTCTTCGCGAAGGTTTACAATCTACTATTACAGAGATGAAACAGCCGCAGACAAAAAAACAAGCTCCACCATCGCCTATGCCAAAGCGCAAGACAGTTCAATTTTCTGAAAATAAATGGGCTTCAATTCTCAATGAAACAGATGCATTGGTAGAACAAACACCAACGGCTATGAATAGTTTTGCTGATATGATGAATGAAGGTATGGAAGAAATACGAATGACTTCTGCAGATGCAAAGAATTTTGGTGCTATGCGAGAAAATATGAAAGCTGCAATCACCGGTCAACCAGTTGCTCCTAAAATAATGGAAGATCCGGAAACAGGTAAAACGTTTGAAGTCCCGAAAGAAATACAACAAGTGTTAACTAGAGATTATTCTGGTTTAATGAATGCTATAAATAAAAAGAAAGGTAAATAGTGCCATATGTTATTGTAGAAATAAATCAATCTGCAGCAAATGCATTTGGATTAGATGTTGATTTAGGTTCAGCAACACCACTTTCTACAATATACGATACAGAACAAGTTGTTTTTAATAAACTTAAAAATCTTTTATTGACTAAAAGAGGAGAACGTCCATTACAACCTAACTTCGGCACTGATTTATTTAAAATTTTATTTGAAATTAATTCTCGCGATTTGCAACAACAAATTGAAGAATATATTTTACCTGCAATATCATTTTGGATACCTGAAATAAATAGTTCTACAATTAATGTAAAAACAATTGAAGATGATCCAACAATGATACATACATTAGAAATTACAATTGAATATTCATCTAATGGAATAAATTTAAACACACTTACATTAGCTTTTGATGATAATGGAATAATACAGATAGTACAAGGATAATAACATGGTAACTAAAAAAGATGTTTCTTATTTAGGTAAAGATTTTAGTCAAATTCGAAGAAATTTAATTGAATTTACTAAACAGTATTTTCCTACAACGTATACTGATTTTAGTGAAGCATCATCTGGAATGATCATGTTAGAATTAGCTGCATATGTTGGCGATGTATTATCATATTATGCAGATAATAATTTAAAAGAATCATTATTAGAACAAGCAACTGAAAGAGGCAATGTATATGATATTGCAAAGATGTTAGGATATCAACCTAAAAATTCTATTCCAGCATATGTAACTTTAGATGTATTTCAACTAGTTCCATCAATTGGATCAGGCAGTAATGTTGCTCCTGATTATAACTATGCACTTTCAATCAAACCAGGAATGCAAGTTTCTGCTAATAATGGTTCAGCTGTATTTCGCACATTAGATTCTGTAGATTTTGCATTTTCTTCTTCATTTGATACAACAGAAGTTTCAATTTATGAAAGTGATGATGTTACTAAACAGCCTACTTATTATTTATTAAAAAAACAAGTTAGAGCAGTTTCTGGCGAAATCATTACTAGATCATTTACATTTGGATCTCCAATTGCATATGATAAAATAGTTTTACCAGAATCAAACATTATTGATATAATTTCAATGACTGAATCTGATGGTGATAATTGGTATGAAGTTCCATATTTAGCACAAGATACTATTTTTGAATCGATTCCGAATTTGGCAGAAAATGATCCGGACTTATATCAATATCGTTCATCATCTCCAAGTTTATTAAAAATGAAACGTACCGCAAAACGTTTTGTTACTAGATTGCGAAGTGACAATCTTTTAGAAATACAATTTGGTGCCGGAGTATCAGATAATAACGATGAAGAAATTATTCCAAATCCTACAAATGTTGGTAATGGTTTAGCGGGTATTAGAGTTGATGTTGATGTTGATATTGATCCATCAAACTTTTTATATACAAGAACATATGGACAAGCACCTGCAAATACTACATTAACTGTTACTTATACAATTGGAAACGGAATTGCAGATAATGTTGTAGCAAATGTTCTTACAAATATACAACAAATTAATTATGATGAAGATGTAAATTCAACAGCATCTGTTCCAGTATTTAATTTTGTTAAAAATACAGTAGCAGTAACCAATCCAATACCTGCAACAGGTGCAAAAAATTCTGATACATTGCAGGATGTTAAAAACAATGCTTTAGCAAATTTTGCAACACAAAATCGTACAGTGACTCGCGACGATTATATTATACGAGCATATTCGATGCCAGCAAAATATGGTAGCATTTCAAAAGCATATATTGTACCAGACGATCAAATAATACAAGAAGATTATACACAGAATCGTTTGCCAAATCCATTAGCACTTAATATGTATGTTTTAGGATTCAATGAAAACAAACAATTAGTTGCGTTGAATAATTCAATCAAAGAAAATTTAAAAACATACTTAAATCATTATAGAATATTAACAGACGCAATTAATATTAAAGATGCTTTTATAATTAATATAGGTGTTCAATTTGAAATTTCTGTATTATCAAATTATAATAGTAATGAAGTATTATTAAATTGTATAAATGCTTTAAAAACATATTTTGATGTTGATCGTTGGCAAATAAATCAACCAGTTATTAAAACTGAGGTAATGAATATTATTTCAAATGTAAACGGTGTACAAAACTTAGTTAATATTACATTTAATAATTTATTTGACACTACATTAGGATATTCTGGCAATGTTTATGATTTAGCATCTGCTACAAAAAATGGAATTGTATATCCTTCATTAGATCCTAGTATATTTGAAGTTAAATTTCCAAATCAAGATATTAAAGGTCGCGTAGTTAACTATTAAGGAACATAATGTTTAGAATATTTTATGCAAATAAAGATGCAACGTTGTATGAAGCATATCCAACATACAATACTGGATTAGATGAAATACTAGAAGTTGGCAAACGTTTAGGTACTGATGGCTCTACTTTATTAAAATCTCGTGCAGTTGTTAAATTTGATATGACTGAAATTTCAGCATCATTATCTAAATATTCTAAAACTGTTAATGATTGTAAATTCGTATTACAATTATACACTGATCAAGCAAAAAACTTGCCGGCAGATTATACAATTGCAGTAAAAATGTTAGGACAAGATTGGGTTAATGGTACTGGTTATCTTAATGAAGCTACAACTGATGGTGTTTGTTGGAATACTCCTACATCTGGTTCATCTTGGATATCAGGTAGTCAACAAATTGAAATCGGTACAAGTGATTTATATATATCTGGTTCAGGTAAAGGTGGTAATTATCTTTATTATTCGGGTTCAGGTACTGCTCCTGTATTAATTACATCGGAATCATTTTCATATAGAACAACTGATTTAAATATAGATGTTACTGATCAAATAAAAATATGGTTAAGTGGTAGCAATAATAATACAATACCTAATTATGGTTTCTTAATACAATATTCAGATGCTGATGAATCTAATGTCGCAGTATCTGGTTATGTTCGTTATTTTAGTAGAGAAACACATACTATATATGTTCCTAGAATAACTATGTATTGGGATAATAGTGCTTTTACAACAGGATCATTGACAGCGGCTAATCTAGATTCATATATAATTTATACCAATGTTAAACCGTCTTATAAAGACACTGAAATTAGCAAAATTAGGATATATGCTCGCGATAAATATCCACAAAAATCGCCAACTAATTTATTTCCTATAGAAACCGTTAAATATTTATCATCAGCATCATATTATTCAGTATTAGATGCAGCTACAGATGAAGTCATAATTCCGTACGATAATATTTATACTAAATTAAGTTGTGATAGTACAAGCAATTATATTTACGTTGATATGAACGGTTTTATGCCTGAGCGCTATTATCGTTTGCAACTAAAAATTGTAGATGGCTTTACGGAACAATATATTGATGATCAAATTTATTTTAAAGTAGTTAGATGAGTGATAGCGTTTCATTAGTACAAGATTCATTTTATGATGAAAAAGGAATAACTGCGATATCAAATAATAACGCAGTAGTTTCTCGCGATCAAGGAGGCAATGTTTTAATACAACCAACATCTTCATTATTAGTTATTGAAGCAATAACAACAAATATACTAGCTGAATCAGTATTACCTTTATTAAATACACAATTTAATTATTTTAGATTTCCGGTTACTACTACTACAATTGATACTGATGTAGATTTAGATTTAGATTTAGATTTAGATTTAGATAATATTACTACAGAATTAAAAATACCAGTTGAAACTGATTCTCAAGGTCAACCTATTAATGTTACAAAAATAAATACATCGTTTCAATCTTACTGGTATTATGGACTAGATGCTAGGCAAATTTCTAAAGGATATAAACAATTACAATTTACAGGTGGCGCACAACCAGTAGTTAATGGTTATACTTTAACTAAAGATATAATAAAAACTTTAAAAGATAAAAATCAGACATTGAGATTTGTTATAAATACACAATTTGTTCCTAATGAAGGTGTAACTGGCCCGGTGGGTATATGGTTAAAATTAAATAGAAAAAATCCAAAAATTTATAGAGAATTTGAAGAAATTGGTATTTATACAGAAGCAAAAACATCGGGTGATGCTGGTTCGGGTACTAATCCGAATGGACTTACTTCAACTGATTATCCAATATTATTGTTAGAATATGTTGTAGATTACACTGATATACAAATTGATGATACATATTATGTAGAAGCCATGGCCAGTAGGAATAGCTGGATATTGCCTGAAAATTCTTATTGGACCGTTGAACCAATTGATATACCGTCTGAACCAGGAATATTTGGATGGTCGCCTACAAATACACAAGGAACGGCGGGTGTTTATAATTTAAATTTTGATACTATACTATTATCTAGTAGCTCGTTTAATGAAGCCCCAAATAACTCCAATAACGGCATTATTGCAAAACGTACTCAAGGAACTAACCAACAATTAACTGTAGTTTAAAAAATGTTAACGCAATATAAAAATATCGAACAAATTGCTTCCACAAAAAATGCAGTAGTTGCTCAGCGTTTAACTGATCTACAATTAGACTTAATATCATATACTCCTCTAGAACGAAAATATATTCCAGTAAATCAAATAAAAGAAAATTCTCAAGATAATAGAATTGAATTACATGTTTATTCTACAAATTCTTGGCTAACTGGAAATCATAAAATACAACAAGTAACAAAAATACCTCAGTATACTGATTTAGTTACTAATCAATCAATTGATTTATATAATCCAATTGCAATTGATTTAAGAAAAGAATTTGATGCATTAAAAATAAATGCTGGATCGCTTCGAGTTGTTGTAAATTTCTTTCAGAATCTTATAGGTAGTTATGAGCAACAATATTTGCGAATTGACGAAATATCTCCAGATCGTACGGAAATACGTCTTCGTGCGATTGATATAAAAAATGCTACATTTTTAAATCAGTTAACTAATTATATAAAAGATGTAAATCAAACATCTACTGTTGATATTAGAACCGAAATTGTTTCTAGTATACGAAATCAACAATCAATTATAAATACAATAGAAATTCCAAAAAAATTCAAAACGTATTTATTAAATTTTA